CAAACGAACCGTTCAGCGTAGGTTGAGTGGCGAAGATCCGAGCCATATGCCAGTAGTTAGCAAGAGTAGACCTAAATTCACCAGCAATAGTAGATTCAGTACGACGATACTCGTCATAACGATCTTGATACGCTCCCCAACCAGCATCAGGCGTCGCAGAAGCGGCATAGATTTCCTTCGTAAGAATTTCCTGTTGACCGATATGTTCAAGCTCCCGCTGCCAAAAATCTTCCTTAGTACGACGATTCCAAGTACGGGGTAAACCCTGAGCGTACATAGTGCGCGGCTTCACTGAAAAAAACGTATGGATATACCCGTGTTCTTCAAAGAAACGACGATAACGGTTGGAGCGGAGGGCACCAATTCCGTGCCCTTTGAGATTGCCAACGCCTTCGGTATCATCTCCGTCCGTAGTGACCCCTGTTTGCAAGACTTCAGAAAATTGGAGAGTTTGTTTTCCGCCGCCAAGGTATTCCGGCCTTTGAAGACGAGCGTCTGAAGATCTAACGCCAAGGTACCTAAGGTATTCGGTATATCGTGATCCATAACGTGCGCGAGCCTCCTCATAACGTTGTAAAGCAAAAGCAAGACGAAGTTCATTAATAGTAGCAGCAGAAGCAGAAGACAAATCAGTACGAATATGGGGATAACCCGTCGTACCATCTTGTTCCACAAGAAAAACGCCTACGTTACCACCGGCGGAAGAATCGATGGTTTTAAAATTAGCATAAGTACCAGAGCCACCATCAGACTCATAAACAGTACCAGAAGGACCTGCAGCATAAGTCTGGTTAGCAGCACCGATACCAATAACAGGAGCTTCAGTACCGAGAGGAATCGTCACCTCAGGACCTTTCTGAGTCCAGGGCCGTGCAGAAGTAAAATAATCCTTCTCCCAAGCACAGTTTTGAAGGGTTGTATTAGTAGTCGTATCCGGACCATCAGTTAAATCTACGGTAAGAGGAGTCACCAAATCTTGATCCCGATACCATTCGTTAAAAATCAGAGAATAACCACGAAATGGAAGAGCTGACACAGTAGTACCAGCGGCCTGAGGGTTATCAGTAGGGATACCATAATAATCCGCAAGAGAACCGATCTCAGGACCATCCTGAGGAAAGGTAATAGTAGGGAAAGTAGAAGCATTCATGCCATCGGGACCACCAGTAATAAAATTTTCCCAATCGTTCCAAATGATCCGGTGAGGAACAAACCAATGATGGATACGAACATGAACAGGATGCATAACAGGAGCAAGAAGAGGAGAAAGTCTAACAAGCGCCGAAGTGGCTTGCTGAATTGTATCACCGGGAAGCACCTCTGTAAGACCACACGGAACCAGTTGTCCTTGATTACACGTAAAGAGTTTATAATTAGAGAGAGAGAATTTATTACGTTTCAAATGGAGCCACCTTTCTTAATTTTACTACGAGTTTCAAGTTGCAAAGCACGTTGAGAGTTTTGAGCCTTTAAGACTTTATACGGGTTTTCACCTTTATATTTCGGATTTTCCTCAATTTCTTTAATTTTGAAGCGCACGATCTGCATCGCCTTCCACGAATCGAAAGTTTTTGTTTCATTTTTCACCCGAGGACCAAATGGAGTTTCAACAGTTTCTTCCATACCCACATGTTCACGGATTTTTTTACGCATGTACGGACCGAGCGGCATATCTTTCCCACCATGTTTCAGCGATATAGGAATGTTACCGTGGTTCTTTAGATAATCAACACCAAAATCGGACGTAAGAGTATCAGCAATATCATCAACAGCGCTGCGACCAATTCCAGGGTTACGAGACATGCGAGAAAATTCAGGGTAACGTCCTTTCAAACGAACATCATCGGGGAGGGTCATTTTCTTCACTACGTATCCGGCGATATAAGCGGCTGAATCTTTTGTAAGGTCCCCAACGTGCGTAAAGCCCTTTTTCCAGGACTGATCAATGAGTGGAGCAAATTCGACTCCAAGCCCAAACAGGGCTGCGTGGTAATGAGGTCGTTCAGACTTTTCACCGTACTCTCCAACTCCATAGAAGCGAATTTTAAGCGGCTCAACTGCTCTTCGTAGTCTTTTAAGATAGTCACAGAAATCTTTCGGTACAAGAGAACCTCCTTCGGGAAGATGATCATCATCATACGTAAGGGTTATAAAGCAGGAATCAGCAGACTTGGCTTGTTCAAGCAATAATCTATGAACCCAAATACGTCTACGGTTAAAAAGACACGGGTGACACTTTCGACATGCCACCTGCATCCCACTTATTGAATAAGGTTTTTTACAAATCACATTCTGTGTCCAATACGAAGTCCACGACTCATGCGCCTACCTGCAGAGCCACGCCGTCTTCTTGAATAACTTCTACGACCACGAGAGTAACGACCACGTCTTCTACGCATATTTAACCTCCTTTCTATTGCCATCTACGATAAATAGGTTTCCGCCCAGGAGCGTGCATTTGAGGTGAATAAACCGGGCGGTACTCTTGAGAACCCGCATGCCATTTCCAATCCATTGCACCAGGAGGAAGTTGAGATTTAGGAGGAGTACGACCACCGCCAAAGTTAGGCATCAGTTGATTACGTAAAGCCCACATCGCTTCCGGAATCATCTGATCCTCAATCCGTTCCTTAACGTCTTTCGAGGGCACAGGAGCGAAGCCAGTATCTGTACGAGCATAACCCACATCAGGAACCCATCCAGCCTCTTGAGCAGGGCGACCAGGTTGTGAAGTAGTACGTTGAGACGGATTTATGTTTTGAAGGCCAGAATCACCTTGACCACCCATAAAGTTTGTAGACCCAGCCATTGGAGGGCCGACTTGTTGAGTTTTTCTCAGCTGAGATAAGCGGATCTGATTATCGAGAGCCTTACCTTCCACATCCATTTTTAGAGACGCAAGTTGTAATCCAGCAAGAGCACGCTCTTCAGCGGTACGAGTAGACGAAATAGACCGAGAGAGATCCTGGCCTAAGCGCCTATAAGGCTCACCCTCTCCACCGGAAGTATAAACATTTGAGGCGGAAGCACCTGACGCGCCAAGAGCAGCAAGGGGGGTGAATACCAGCGCGCGCAGCGTCTTCGACTTTCCAGCGAATACCATTTTGCGCGAATTCCCGTTGGAGTTCGGCGTTTTTTCGAGCGGCTTCAGAAGCAGCATCGATTTCTTTATCCTGACCGATCTGATTCCCAAGAAAACCGAGAGCTGGCTGGACTACGCCGCCACCACCATCACTCCCAAACAAACTACCTAACAAACCACCCACACCAGCAATAATTTCACCAATCATTTTATTTTCTCCTACAAGAGATCTTTGATCTCCACGTTAACTTCGGTTTCTTCGAACTCGTACCTGAGCCTGTCCTTTTAAGGGCATGGAGAACTTCTCTACGTTGGCTCCTACGGACGCATACGAGGACTTCCCTGGGCTCTGCGAAGGCGGTGATAGGGGAGGACATCCGAGGGGCGAAGCTCCGTCTAGAAGCTGCTGGAAGCCTTCTCTCAGAGCTCTTTGTCTCAACGAGACGTCGAGCCGATCTTTGTCGAAGAACTCCAGCTGGAGCATCGATACCCTCCGGATGCCATTGACGCCGATCTTCGTATATCCTCAGGTTCGGCGTCTTTAACTGACTCCGACGCGGTGTATACTCAACTTCGGGCAATCTTCGATTAGCGATGGAAGAGTCATCGCGCCTATTCCTACGTTTCGCCATGCGTCGGTGTCAGTTAGTGTAGTACACATCAAGTGGTGTACTACAAACCCTCCGCGTCAGAGGCGATGGGAGCGGGAGCAGCTGGCGAGGGGGAAGCCTTTGATTTAGGCTTCTTGCGCTGCGTCTTAACGTAATCATCGAACTGTTTTCGATTGGCGTCCATAAACTGCTTTTCAGCCTTTGGGACCTCTTTATTCAAATACGGGTCAAACTCCAGCTCATAGGGCGTTGAAGGGTCGATATCGTCTCCCACATCGAAATCCTCGGCTTCCTCGAAGGTCTCAGCGCCTTTAGATTCAGCGTAACGACGAAGTTCAGAGGAACGCACAAGACGTTGCACCATCTCAGCGATTGATTCTGGTTTCTTCATACCAACAGGAAGAGCAACGGGAGTGGGGTCCAGTTTCTCTGCGTACCCCACGCGATCCTTAATTTTTTCCCATATTTTCATAAGACTCCTTTAATAAATATACGAATTACCGGTAGACGACACCATACGGCGCGCCTGAATGTTGTGATTTGCCATAACGTAGAGCTGATTGGTAGTAGTAGAAGCGTAAATACGATCAGTAGGAGAAGAAGTAACGAACGAACCATTCAGCGTAGGTTGAGGGGAGAAG